GCTGGAAAGGAACAAGGAGAACAAACGTTGCCCCAGGTCTAGGAACTTGGTTACTACTTTGTTGGTGACGGCCATGGCTTTATTCATCTTTCTTCCCCGTTCCTAGTGTGAGTAATGAGTGTAGCAGGTGGTGACAAGCCCTGGTTGCGGGTCTGCTTGTGCGGTAGTCGGCCAGAAGGCGAAGAAGACTGCCGGTGTGAGTATCAGCCAACGAAGGCTGTTATTCGGGCGCACTCTCGACTGCTGGTGTTACGAACTCATCTAAGTCAGCATCATAGGTGTCACCGATACCTGCGTACTGACCCCTGAACGGTGTGCCGCCGAGACTGTGAAAACTCCCGACATAAGTGCGGCTTGTCTCTATGCGTTCTACATCGTTATTCACAGTCGCTTCATACTTTCGGTAGGTGTTGTATGAAGTTTGCTTCCACTCACCAGCGATACCGAGTGATGCGATGAACGCCTGACCTGCTTCTTCGGTTGGTGCGTTCTCGTTTGATACGGCGATGACTTGCGTGACTGTGCCGTTGTCTATTTTTGCGAAGTGTGCCATTGTCGTTCCTATGCGAAGGTAATAGAGCCAGTTGTGGTGAATGTCCAAACCGTGTAATCGCCTGCGCTCGCTGATGTGCCACCTGATGCGCTAACTGAGAACGGATTACCTGCGGTGAGATAGCGAAGAAAGACAACACCTGTTCCACCGTTGCCACCGTTAGCGGCAAATGCGCCACCGCCGCCTGAACCTGAGTTTGCAGAACCAGCACCGCCGTTAGTAAAAGGTGAGTTTCCTGTTCCACCCTGACCGCCACCTGCTTGTCCAACACTTCCAGTACCAGCACCGTCAGACGAAGCACCACCACCACCAGCGATAGTTGTCGGTGTCGCAGTGAAGTATTGAGTAAAACCCACACCTGCGATTCCAGGGTCGCCAGCAGAAGGATTCACTGCGCCCGCACCACCAGCACAGCCACCTCCACCGCCACCCCAACGAGAAACTCCTGCACCTGGGGCACCATTGTTGCCCTGTGCCGTAGTGCCAGAACCTCCCGTACCTGGTGTTGTGCCACCGCCACCACCACCTGAGCCTCCTGAGCGACCATTTCGTGCTGGTGATGAAGTGGTACCACCACCGCCACCGCCACCTGTTGCCGAGTTGCCCTCAAAGGTTGATGCTGTTCCGTCGCCACCTGCACCACCTGTGGTGTTGCCTGTTCCGCCAGCACCAATAGTGACTGTGTAAGTGCCTGCCGCCACGATGCCCTTTGCTGCAAACACTCTGCCACCAGCACCACCACCAGCACCGTACACAGCAACACCGTTCACACCGCCGCCACCGCCGCCGCCACCAGCAACTAGAAGAACCGACAAGTCAAGTTGTTGAGAAGCGGGAACAGAGATTGTGTCCGTTGTTTGCGATGAAACATAACCCATGTACGAACGAGTCATTCCGCTACCTCACTAACAAACTCGGAACCATTCCAAATGTCACCGATACCAGCATACTTACCACGGCTCGCACCTTCAACATTGTTGTTGTTGTACGAAGTTTGTATCCACACGCCTGCGAGTCCGATGCTTGCGATGAACGCTTGACCTGCGGCTTCCGTAGGCGCATTATCGTTACTAACCACGATTACTTCACGCACGATGCCGTTCTCTATCTTTGCGAAGTGTGCCATTATGCGACCACCAAAGTTCCAGAGCCGTTGTATTGAAAGTATGAGTATGAACCGCTTACGGTTGGCGTGCCCGATACTGCGCCTGTTGCAGTAATGCTGAACCCTGTTGCGTCGGCTGTTAGATAACGAATGACCACACGACCTGAGCCACCTGCTCCGCCAGCAGAGTTTGACCCAGACCCACCACCGCCACCACCAAAGTTTGCAGTTGCCGCTGAACCAGCTGCATTACTTCCACCACTACCAGCGTTCGTTCCTGCCGTGCCACCCGTGACGCTTCCACCACCACCACCACCACCTGAGAAAGACCGTGAAGTTCCGTCATAGGCGTTCGTGCTTGCCGTGCCGCCGTTGCCGCCCGTTGTGCCGCCACCGCCATTTGCGCCGACACTTGCAGCACCACCACCACCGGCACCGCTTGTGTTCACACTTGCCGTGCCGCCGTTATTGCCTTCGCCGCTAACGCCTGTGCCTGCAGTACCGCTACGGCTTGCACCGCCACCAGAGCCGCCATTCAGACCCGACACGCTCGAACTACCGGCACCGCCACCGCCGCCGCCGCCGTTTGCAGAAGTGATAAACGAACTTGCCGTGCCTGACTTACCGGTACCTGACGCCGCCGCACCTGCACCCGCTGCGCCGACCTTGACCGTGTAAGTCGTCTTACCGACTAGCCCTGAGCCTTCAACAAATCCGCCTGCACCACCGCCACCAGACCGTTCGCTGCCGTCACCACCGCCACCGCCGCCGCCACCGCCGACGAGAAGAAACTCAACAGCAAGCGTCTGCCCAGTCGCCACAACCTGCGACGACTGCGACGAAATGTAACCAAGTTGACGGCGAGCAGTAGCCATCAGTTACGCCACAATCGCGTTGACGAACCCAGTCAAAAGAATAACATCAGCCGTAGCCGCAAACGCCTTCACCACTTTCGCGTTCTGCAAAATGAGTCCAGGAATAATCGTCACCAAACCAGCCTCAGGTAGCACCGTGAGTTCAATGTTTCCTTCATTGGCGGTAGCAGTACCCCACTCAATCGTCAGTTTCACCGACGAAGAGGAAATGTTATTCGCATACACCCAAATCTCGTCAAAGGTGCCGACAGTCGTACCAGCAACAGCCGTATGCACCGTCACCGTAGAGCCAGTACCCGTACCTGTGACCTTGACACAAAGACCATCAGTCGAACCCGACAGTTTCTTTTTCGTGAATGTTGCCATAATGACTCCTAACTAAACACTTGAATCTGAATAATATCAACCGACGGAGGAATAGCCGCCCAAGCAGCATCCGTACCATTGGAAGTCAACACCGTATCAGCCGAACCAATCGCAATACGGGCAACAGTAGGCCCGGAACCCATCGTCAACAGGTCACCACGAGTCGTCATCGTTGAAGCAAACAAGTTCGCCTCATCAGCATCATCCGCCGTGAATACAGGATAAATAGTTGCACCCGAAGCATGAGAGCTTGCAGTTGTATCGTCTTGCGCGCGGGTAAGCGTCAATACGGAACCGGAAATAGTTGCTAGGCACTTTTCCTCGGAAGCGGTGCCCGGACTAATCACTACGAAAAACGGAACACCGCCAACCGTCGGAAAACCAGTAGTTGCGGCCAAAGTGGCCGACGTGTCACCAGACGTCAAAGCGTTAGTAATCGTCGTCTGCGCCGCTGCGCCCTTGTACTGTCTACGAGTTACTGCTGCCATACGGCTCCTATCTTACACTACGCATAACCACGACGGCGGTACCTTCAAAATCGTTAGAGTTGTGGGCGGAAACAATTTGCTGGACCCTCATTTGGACGTTCTCAACCACCACCGCAAAGGTTTCTTCGTTCTCCTGGTAAGAGACCACCCTGGGGGACTCCACCAAATCCCGCAAATAGGCAAGTTCGCGGTCTACGTCTTGCCAGTATTCGCGTCCATTGATTGACAGTTTGTGGTGCATAACAATGGGAACGGTGAACAGTTGGCTGCGCAATGGGGCGGCGTAGGCGCGAGCCATCCAGCGGGTCAGGGTTGGCCCTGTCGTGCCGCCAGCCGAACGGGCCAAAGCGACCTTGATTTCTGCCTCAAAAATCTTTTGCTCAAGACCGTCAAAGGATTTTTCCTTTACGTTTTCTACGGAAACTGTTTCGAAGTCATAAAAATCACCATCATCTGCAGCAACCGAAACACTCACGGAGCCCTTGAGTGGCAGGCAACGGATGTCAAGTTTGGGGATGAACTTCGCATCTGGTACACCCCAACGGTAGATACCTGACCGTAGGAACCCTGACGCAACAAGGTTTGTGGCGTGCTGGGCGTACAAACCCAAACCTGCAACCGTAAAAATGGGGTTATTACCAAACTCGTGCACGTCAGGGATGGAACCCTGACCCGTCACCATCAAATCCGAGGCATACGCAGGCTGGTTCGTGGAAATAAACACCGAGATATCCATACGTCCGATACCTGTCGAGGTGCCATCAAAGTTCTTGTATCCAAAATAGATGTACTGTCCGACACCAGCGAACTCCTCAACCGATGAACCCGTCACAATTTTCGGACCAATCACCAAGTTGCCGTCACTATCCGATGAGCAGAGGCGGAACCCGTCACTCAATCCGATTGCCACAAACCCTAGATAGCCGTGGATGCTGGTGATGATTTCACCCAATGGCAGTTCAGCGGCAACCAATGGAACGTCAAGACCTGTGCCATCTGTTTTGATGCTGATTTTGTAGACGAGGCTGGAATTACCTGCGTAGCCTGCTGCATAGATTTGGTTCTGCCCAGCAGCAAAACCCACCCACGTCCAGTTCGTGTTCGGATGCGTGAACAAGGGAGACGGGTTGTTTGCTGAAGAAGTTGGAGTGGTGGTGATGTTCCAAATCTTGCCTTTGTCTGCCGCCTGCCCAGCGACCATCAGACGACCTTTTACATACGCCAAATAGCCTGCCTCGATTCCCGTGATGTACGCAGACGAAGTGGAGATGTCTGCTTTTGTTTGGTCGATGTCGCCGTTGGCGTACGAGTAGAACACGTGAAAACCGTCAGACGCAATCGAAAACAGGTTTGACGCCGCCGTACCTGTAACCGTCGTGAACGATGTCAGGTCCGTAGAGTATTTGAGGGTTTGACCATCCGTAATGTACAGACGTGTATCGGCTGTAGCAAGATGCAGATTGCTGTTCGCAGACGAATACTTCTGTACTGTTTCGGGCAACAAAGTAAGACGGCCCTTGTCCCAAACGTTTACGCCCTTACTTAAATAGAAACGGTAGTTCTCTGCGTCTGCCGCGTCGGAGTATTGTTGTCCCGCTCCATAGTGCCAAGACGATTGCGAACGGCGCCACAATCCCTGTGGGTTTAGGGCCGACTCACCCGGCTCCGCCGATTGGTCAACCGAGTCGCGGGTGCGAGCGTCAAACTGACGAACAAAATCATTGCTCTTTGTGTCAACCATGTACGGGCGTCCATTGATTGCAATTGGAAAAACATCGGGGACCAACTCGGTCGCTCCGGAGCCCGTGTAAAACGCCACCGCTGGGCGGAAGGAGTCCCTGAAACGTGGCAACGTAGCCATTGGCTACTTCCTAAACTTGATTGGGTGCAATGCTTTAAGGCGCCCCGCTTCTGCAATAATTCTTTCTCTTCGCAGGCGTAAAATATTGGCAACGGAATTGGTTACTGAACCAGCCGGAACTTCGTCTGGTCGGCGGGTGTCCCCCTGTGATTCAATAAAGTTTCGTTTAATCTCCCTTCCAGCCATCATCCGCAACACAACGCCCATTTCGACAATGTCTTCGCATGTTGCCGGAAGAAAACAATTTGTTGTCAGGTCGCTTGATTCGTTGGTGGCACGGGTAAACGGGGCTTTGTAACGGACGCGCAATGTTCCAGCCATTATTGGCTCATCAAGGACAAGAGTGTTGCCAGATGCAAAATCGCCTGTTGGCAAACCGGTTTGCAGACGCACCCTACTTATTACCGGATGGTCGTCTGAAAGGTAACGCAAACGCACGTCAAGTAACTGGATAATCGTTCCAGAAGAAGAAATGTTAACTTGTCTGTCGGAGCCGTTGTATGACAGGTCTACGGATACGACACGGAACAGTCCGTTCGTAGTAGACGAAAGGTCGTCGAGGTCCGCATTGAGCGAGTCAAGCATTTGTGCGCGAGGGAATCGCGGGCTAAGTGTTAGTAGCGCCCCCGACGAATGAGACGAAGGAGTCGTTCCCGAGTGCCCGCGCTCCACCGTAATTGTCTTTGTTGCCGGGTTTGAGTCCCAAACGTAAAAGAGTTCGGAGCCGATTTCGAATACAGAACCAGCACGAAAGCCGCCAATGTCATAAGTAACGACAACGCTCGTATCGTTACTCGTGAGGCTCGCAGCCAATTTGTTGCGTTCTTCAACGACCCCCGCCAACATTTGGCGCGATGCCCTGTTAAGGACAGTCGCAACCGTAGTCATTTAGTAAGTGTAGCCCCCGTAACCCGGAAACGAACCAGCCTGAGCCTTGGCAGAACTCGCACGGGTGCGCTTCCCCTTTTTGGCTTTTGGTGGACCAGCAATTTCTTTTGCTGGTTTTCCTTTTTTGGGTTTCGTCACTTGTTCTTCTTCTTCTTATCCATGGCAGCCTTCTTTTCTGCTTTCTTTGCTGCCGCCATCCCTTTGGCGTTGTATGCGAATTTCTTGTTTCCAACTTTTGGCATGTTATTTTTTCCCTTTGTTTCGTGCGGATATTGCCTTAGCCTTGCTGCGTGCATCTGATTTAGATGACGCGCCCCAAGCCTGTAAGGATAATAGCAGGCGAGTTGGCTTTCCCTTACTATCGCGTTCGGGTCCGGGCATGTTTCCCATGCGAGCCAGAAAGGATGCGCGACGTGGATTGTCGCCTGCCTTTACTGGGGCCTTCAGAGTCCCGCCTTTGTAGGATGCTCGACCTTTGGCGTTGAGTCCGCCCTTTGGGTTCTTGCCTTCTTTGCGCGTCCACGCTGGAGTCTTGGCCATTACCTGTACCTTTTTGCTTTCTCCGCAACCTTCTTGGGTTGCTTGACAAACTGTTTACCAGCTTTATTTCCCTTGGCTTTTGCCCTGTTTGTTGCGGCTTTTTCTGATGGGCTGAGCGCATTCCATGCAGCGTCAGGCAGATAGCGTTTCTTGCCTTTCGACGGTTTGCCGTCGGATGTGCGCCACTTTTGCGACGACCAATTCTTCAACGACTTCTGCGACTTAGCCAGAGCCATTACTTGTAACCTCCGCCAGCCTTCTTGTACTCAGATGCAAGCAGTTGCGCCTTGCGTGCAGACCACTCACCTGGGTCGCCGCCCTTGGTGCCAGCCTTGATTCTGTTAAACAAGCGCTTGCGCATCTCGGGCTTGGTGTAGTTGCCAGCCTCATTTACGCGTGACTTGGTCTTCTTTTTTGCAGCCATTAGTTTGCCGTCGCTTCCAGACGGGCCGACCCGTCCATCTGGGTGGGTTGCCCACCTGTTTTCCTAATGCGTTTGTACGCATCAAGGTCTCCGTCAAGAAATTTTTCTTTCTTGTTTAATTCTGAAACATTGTTACGAGTTGGGGTTGCCGAACCGGAAACTCTGAAGTGTGACACCCTGCAGGCAAAACAACCCTCAACGTCAAGATTTGGATGTGTTTCTTTGTGTTTCATAATCCCCTAAGAAATGTATGCGCCGTAACCTGCCGCAGTAAGACTAGCAACCTCATCTGCTGACACTTCGTTATCGGACCCACCAAAATACACTCTCGTAATCGTCGTGTTGTCGTTCGGTTCATTCTCCGTAAAGTTGCCGTTCGTTAACAAGAAGACGTTTCTGCCGCGAGGTTCAGCATCAAAATGTCTAAACAGGCTGTACGCCATGCGTGCTTCTTGGGAATCGAACTCGTTTGGTGGTACACCCAATACTACGAAGTCGTCGGTGGGTGGGCGGAAGATGCTCATGTTATGTACTCACCATAGCCTGCTGCAACAAGTTCAGCCTTCTCCTCAGCGGTAACAAAGTTTTTGCTACCCCCGTAATACACCTTCACGATGCGTTCATATTCTCGTTGTTCAACTTGGGTGAATGAGTTATCGGTAAGTTTGTAGACGTTCGCCCCTGATGAGGTTCCTTGGGCGTAACGGAACAGGCGACCTGCTATCGAATCGTCGAAACGACTAGCGGCGGCAGACACATCGCCAACGGGTGTGATGAACAGCAAGAGTTTGAGTTGGGTGGCGGACTGGCTGCCAGTACCTGAAGCGGTAGCGGTGCGGAACCTGACGGGAATCCCGACACATACTTGGCTGCCTGTACCTGATGCTGTGGCGGTGCGGAACCTGACGGTAAACGACGTGATGGTGGATTGCCCTGAGCCTTCCCCTGATGCTGTACGGGGCGCAATATGCAGGGTGGTGGCAGTAGATGACCCCGCCCCTGTAGCGGATGCTGTACGCGCCCTGAGAACCTGCTCCGAGGTTGTGGACGTTCCAGTACCTGAAGCGGTAGCAGTACGAACCACGATTCGTAGCCCTGTAGCAGATTGCGAACCTTGACCACTCCCAGTGGCGGTGTAAGCACGGATAGAGAACGATGTGACGGTGGAGGAACCGACACCTGAACCTGTTGCTGTACGAGGCGCAATATGCAACCCTGTTGCCCCACCACCCGTCGAACCTTGCCCGCTTGCTGTAGCCGAACGAGGAACAACACGTTCACCGTCCGCAACAGAAGTTCCTATACCCGATGCGGTTGCCGTACGGATGGCAACGAGCACAGTAGTAGTTGATGACGAACCTAACCCTGACGCTGTGGCGGTACGGAGAACTATCCGTAGACCTGTTGCCGATTGTGTACCTGTTCCTGATGCGGAAGCGGTACGTGCAACTACGCCTTTGAAAAATCCTTGCGTAGCGGCAAACGGCGAAGCGAAATAGACGACCTTGCGATAGGCGTAGTTTGGGACTTCTTCAAACTCGCGAAATCCAGGCGTGTCCGTGAAACCGAACGTAAAGTCGGTGACTCCAGTAGCCATCAGGCTACCTCACTTAGTCGAGGCTGAGAGTCAGCGCAGTGATTTGGAAAGTGTCCCCAGCAGTAACAGCAGCCGAAGATGAAAGTGCGCCAGTCCACAGGCAGTTGCCTGCGCTGACGTTATCCCACAAAGAGAAATGGCTATAAGTTTCGGTAGTGGAAACGTTCGTCCACTCAACCGTGGCAGACGCAGCCATCGAACCCGTTGATGCGGCAGAAAACGTGACATCTTCACGAGTCGTATTTACGGCTGCGTTACTTGTACCCGCTTCGCCTGGGTCGCCCAAGTGAAGTTTCACGTATACGTTTGCCACCGAAAACGATTGAGCGCGAAGGGTGTCAAGCAGTTTGTTTTCTGCGTAATTGGAAATCGACATAGGGTTACCTTACTACATTCAAATCAAATGTGGGGGCCAGGCCAGGGGATTTTGCCTGACCCCCACTACTTGTTATTTGCTCCAATTAGGAGGCGTTTGCGCCAATGCTTGACGATGACTCAATGCGACGCAACGATGCCTCACGTAATCGTGCGTAGCCACCAAGCCAGTACCAGCCGACAGGCTGGAAGCGGCTTAGCACGTCGACCACTGGGCCACGAACGACGCGTGGGAACGCGCTGTTGCCATCCACAATTGAGTGGGCCTTTGCCAGGGCTTGACGGCCACAGATGTGCGTGCAGTACGCATCACCGGTTCCGGCCGCACCAGCACCATTGAAGGCGTTCTCGAAAATCTTCGCACGTGGCGTCTCAATGAAACGCACACCTTCAAAGGCACCGACTTCACCGTTGTAAATCATCGCCGGGTCGCTGTACACGTGCGGGTCACGCCATGAAGCAACACCGGTCTCACGACGGAGGTCGTACGACACGTCTGGGTGAATGAAGCCCATGTACATGCCGTTGAACGACACCGCATTGGACTTGCGAAGTGCGGCGACGAGCTTGCGAACGTCGTTGGCGGTGATGATGTCATCAACGGCCAAACCAACTCGGGTTGACGGGGTGGATGCTCCACCGCCACCGTAAATGACGTTGGTGCCAGCAGCGAGTACTTCGCGGATGACTGCGTCAACCGAGATTCCCGCGTTGTAACCAACGAGGTTTGCGGCTGCCGAGTCCACGTCAAGGAACGAGGTTCCACGCAACTTGGCGGTCGTGTTTACGGCGTTGCCGTATTCTTCCAGGGTCACTTCAACCTGAGAGTCGCCCATCGCTACTGGAGTAACGTCGGTGTCCTCGGTGAGGGTGCTGGTCTTTTCGGCCAAGTCGTTGAAGATTGTGAACTTCACGCTTGAACCTGGCATTGCTTGTGCGACTGGCATTACGTCTGCAACCGCGTCGAACAGAAGTTCGCTGCGGAGTGCGAAATACGCAATCCGGTCAAATGCAACTTGGTCTGTGAGAAGGTTGCTTGTTTGTGTTTTGCTCATGGCCTGTTAATTCTTTCTCCCACAGGCTAGGAGCCTGGGGCTAGGTGTCTTGTGCTTGTTCTCTCATTTGTGCAAGTAGATGCATCACTTCGTCTTGATTGCGAGTTGAGTTGAACTTCTTTACCCAGTCGACCTGTTCGTCAGTTTGCTCGCCAGCCGTGCTTGCCTTTTGAAGTCGAGCCCAAGCCTTTTTTTCAGACTCGTCTGCAACTTCTTTTGGCCTCTCAGGCTCCAGGAGATTTGCCTCCTGGGCTGCTGCCCTAATCGCTTCGGAAGAAACCTCGCCGTCGTAGCCCTTAATGAAATATTTGGCAACTGGAGCATTCACGTCAATGCCTGCTTCAGCAAAAGCCATCTTTCGCTTTAGGGTTTCAAACTCCTGTGCCTGTTGTCGGAGAAGTTTGTTCTCTGACTCCACCTTTTTGAGGTGTGCACGTACGGGGTCTTTGGATACCGTTTCGTTCGTCTCATCATCAAAATCGTCGATGACATTTGACATTGCTCACTCCGTTCTGCCCACTTCCGGGAGGAGGTCCCAGAAGGCTGCTGTACCCTTTGCTTAGGTCGGTTCGGGACTCCGACATTTACAACAGTACACCCTCAATAGCGAATTGCTATGGAACTACTGAGCGGAGCCGACTCCGGTTTCAATGGTGCCAGATGTTGCCCCGGTTGTAGCAGCAAATCGACCACCACCCATGAACTCACCCCGACGCATAGAAATGCGTTTTTCTATTTTTGCTTGAGCCTCTGGGTCGTAGCCAAAGGTTTCGCCCAGTTTCTCTTGCATGCTTATGTCCTCTTCGCCGGCCATGGTTTCGTAAAGACCACGTCTCCTGGCCATGGAGCCAAAGCCTTCTTGGGCTTGTTGTTCCGTAATACCCCTAGACGCAAGCTCCTCTGCGGTCATTGCGGTCAATTGGGTGCCACCCTCCTGCGCGCGCGCGGCAAGTTTTGCTGCCTCTGCCCTGCGGGTTAAGATTGGCATGGTTTCTGCTGGGTTGAGGAAATAGGCGGCTAGGTCCGAGTCGTCCACATTGTAGAGCTTTTTCATTTGCTCGCGCGTAGCAGGGTCGGCTTCTTGAACACGGCGATAGCCATTCTGGATTCGAGCTTGCAATTCCTGGGGGGATACGTCCCCCTCCAAAAGAGATTGAATAATTTCCGGCCTATTGAAGTATCTGTCCATGCCATTGGACTTCATGGTCTCGCTGTAGATTCGCTCCATTGCGACATATGTGGAGGGTTGAAGCTGGGGCAGGCCAGCAGCAGCTCTTTTTAGGTTTGCCGAAAACCTCTTTTTAAAGGACTCTGTTTCCCGTAATTCAAACATGACGGATGATTCGCTTGTTATGCCGCGAGCCATCAGGTCGCCAATTTTGTCCTCAAGCGACTCCAACCCGAACTTTGCCAAGTAGCTGCGAATCATGGTTGTGGCGCTGGTGGTTCCCGAGTCAAACGCCATGGAGCCATTGTCTCCGCTTGTCTGTGGGCGAGAAACATACATTCGGTCGAACTCTGCCATGGCGTCTTCCGCGGAGTAGATGCCAGACTCCGCCCCAGCGACGAGGGTGTCCAGATAGGCCTGTTCTGAGCCCGTGTAATAACCACCCGTTCTTTCGGCCGCGGACCTAATTGCACCCATGCGCGAAGCGTTTTCTTGCGCCAGCAACTGGGCGGGCGTCATCGTGTCCTGAAGGGTGACTTGACGATTACCTGGTAGGTCGTCTGGTCTCATGCTCACGTTACATCACCTGCCCAAATGATTTTTCCATCATCATAATCATTCTTGCTGCTTCGGATTGTGCTGCACGAGTTTTGTCCCATCCGTAGTCAGGGTCTTTGCGCAGTAGGTACTGGAAGTCCTCCGCCGTCATGCTTGTCCCGTCGGGTCTCTTGTTGAACACAACCGAGAATTTGGGGTCACTCATTCTGATGTCCATCGGATTTTTTTCAAGAGTGCTTGCTGCGATATTTCGATATGGCTCGAAGATGTCATCCATAGTGAAGCCCTGGTCAAACTGCTCACTGAATTGAGAGTACATAATTTTGGCATTGTCTTTGGCTTTCTTTACCAACATGTCCTCGGTGTACGTGACACCAAGGTATGGCTGACCAGTTAGCACAGAACGAATCTGGTCATCAAGCCCGGGTGGGGCGTAGTTAAAGCGCTTCAGCGATTCCTTGAGTGTCGTGGCGGCATCTGTTTCCCCAATGACCGGAGGCATACCTTTTGCCGCTTGGCGATTGGAGATGATTGAGTACGCGTAAAACTGGGTTTGCAATTCGCTGGCACCGGTGCTAAGTGAATATGTGGCCAGGTCACGTATCTGGGCATCGTCGAGCTCCAGGGTTCCGTACAGATTGCGCAGTTCCGGAATCTTGTCCGCGATTTGGTCGTCTTTGTCTGCCTGTCCAAGCAGGGCCCATTCACGCCGCGATTTGTCCGTAGAGGTATAGAGCTTTGTAGCCCGAACCTTGTTCACCCAGGCGGTCTTGCCGGCATCTGTCGTTAGGTCGTAATCATCTGGCTTTTTTGCATAAGCAATAAACAGGTCAACGAGGTCGTCGCCAAGAAGAGAGCGAGCTTTTGCTTCACCTTCTCCTCCGTCAACCATTGAGGAAAACTGCGGGAAGTCAATCTTAAATTGTTCACGCCAATCTTGCTTTGGCTTCTTGGGCGTCTTAGGTTGGGTTGCCATTATTGACCTAGCGCTTGAAATGCGAGTGAGATTGCATTGCCGAGACCGTAGGAAACACTAGCGGTTGGGTCTGCCTGTCCCGCAAATTTGCTAGCAGTCAATTGACTACTTGGCATTTGTTGTCCAGCGGCAACGGCAGAACGCTCTTTGTTTTGGATAAAATCAATTGCTTCGGCTAATTCTTTTTTGTTGGGTGCTCGTCCTAGCTTGGAAAAGAACGCTTCGCGGGCGTAGGCCATTGCGTCTTCGTCAGAGGTAACGCGAACAGTTGTGCCATCTTCTTTTACTGATGCGAAGGTTCCAAGTAGTCCCACCATTTCGTCCCACGGGCGCTGATTGATGTTCGATAGATTCAGCAACTTTCTCCATACGACCTCATCGTCTGGGGTCCAGCCCAAACCCTCTTTCATCGCTTCGCTTACTTTTCTGTTTCCGTACCAACCGACTCGTTGGAGTTCCTTGGAAACACGTACGCGTTCATCGGTTGACAATTTGTATAGTTCACGAGCCACGGAAAATGGGTCCTCTTCGTCGTATGCCTGTCCGGCAATTTGTCC